ATTGGCCCCACGTCCTATGACGAGACATCGGAAGAAGATCTACCCCGGTATTACTGTGACCCAGATTTATGATGCGTATTGCGAGCCGTTTCCTACTCAAACTATTCATCACGTGGAACAGCCAGTTACTGGTGGGATGGTTGGATTTCGTGAAATCGATGACGATTATAAACCTTATGGAAATGGTATCTGGCCAATGAGCCCGTGCCATATCCAAACATCGTACGTCGATACTAAGCTCGGAACTTACAATAATCACGACTGTCGCCAGTTTTATAATTATTGGCAAGTTTTGCAGCACGTGAATGGGATATCTTCAGACGCAATGAGCGCCTTGGAGAATTTAAATATGTCCCATATGAAAGTTCCGCCAAAGCTTTACACGAGAGTAGCGGATCAGATTCGCAATCGTCTCCCTTCTTTAAAGGGAGATATGCCGGATCTATTCGTATTCTTCTCGGAGCTTAGTGACTTCAAGGCTTTGATAAAGTCTAGAAGGTCAAGCTACCAGAATCAAATGAACAGATATCTGGAACAAATATCAAACGGAAGGTTGGTCAATAATTTTGTCGTTCAACCCGGTATAAACGATTTGGTTGCCATGTTTTTCCATTTAGATGCTTGGAAAGACAGAATTTGGAACCTTATCAAGGGTATGGGCAAAATTCATACATTACGTGCTTCGGCAGCTGACGCCATTAGTTCCCCGGCACTCCAATTTGTTGGATGCCCACAGGGATACACTGGTTGCAACTACGAAGGTTGTGTTAGTTACGGGAATCAGAACATTTGGGACAATGATGTAAGATACATCAATCTGACACATACTAAGTCAGCAAAGGTCTCATTAACGTTCAAATACTCGTACAAATGCAATTTTGACCTAAAATCTTTCGCTAACACGCTGGAAGGAATGCTAGCGTCGTTGGGCTTTCTTCCTAACGCAAATAGCGTATGGGAGAAGGTGCCTTTTTCTTTCGTGGTTGACTGGTTCGTCAATACAGACAAATTACTCGACTGTATCAACCTGGGCTCAGATACTTACGTGGAGATTATTCCCCACGAGGAGTGCTTAGCAGTTAAAAGGGAGGTTACAGCCACCGCCACAACTTATGCCCCTTGTCTTAAGGGCTGTGGGATGACTATTTATAGTAGTGATTACACGAGAGAGATTGGAATCGGAGTAGGCAAGAAATACGTACCATGGACCAAATGGCCAAGTTTAGGCCAAATGATAACAGGCGCAGCTTTAGGTGTGAGCTTGGGCATGCTTCCAGAATATAGGAAGTAGTCGAAGTCTTTCAATGTGCTTGTTGTGTGATACTAATCACTGAAAATTCACACCAATTAACGTACAGGGAAGCCAGTCCGAACTCCGGATACTACTTCTCGTGAGGTACAACATGCCAGTATTAGCAACAACCCAGTCTATTTACTTTGCCATCCCTGATGTCTATCGCAGCTATGATGTTGCGTGGGACTCCGAATATGAGAAAGAGATCGCACAAGGTAATACACAAGTGCGTAAATCTATTCTCGATGATGGGAATTCACTTCTGAAAACCCAGCACTCGGAAACAAAGCAGGGCATAGAACGTCACGTTATCTCCTTGCGTGATAAACACGTGTCTGGAGACGACGCTGGCTCTATGGAGCAAGTCCAGATCGTCATTACGCATCCTGCTGACAATCCTGGCAGCCAAGAAAAGGCCCGTCAGGTTGCGTTTGCATTATGTGCGAAATGTACGGAAGCGGACTTTTTAGGTTCGCTCGTGGGCGGTTCACTTTAGAACAAAATGGCATGTAGAGGTCCCGATCCATGAAAAATCATGGTGAAGATAACTGCCTGGGCAAGATAGCCCGCCTCTATACGGAAGTGATCACTGATGTCTCGAAAATATGCGGCGTTAAAGCCGTGGAAGCAACAAGAGATGTCAACTATCTAAAACACAGGCTAAGTAACGAAGGTTTTCCTTTTGTTACTATAGTCCTACCACAACTTGGGAAGGCGATTGGCTCTGCTTTCCAAAGTGGGCGTCTCACCCGACCTGGGTCCTTTCATGGATCCGGGTCAGGAGCGCTCCCTTCATTCTTGCAAGGGTTAACTAGTCGTGTCTTTGACATCGAAACTGGTGCTCTGCTGGATGATGCGAGTTGGATTTGTGTATGGGGATTGCGTCAAATATGCTTCTTGATGCATAAGTATCAACGCCCATATACGGATACTCAGGTGAGGGATAAGCTTAATCATGTGATGCAGGTAAATTCTGAATTACCAAAGACCATCACGGCCGAATCTCTATCACTTGATGATAGGACCGTACTAGCCCTTGCGCGCGACATAGTTACTGAACTTATGTCAACAGTTGATCTTTCTCAACTGGTCCCTAGCCATGGGCCAGGATCGACTGCATCGGGAAGGATGAATGCTAATGAAAAGACCGCGATATGTCTATTGCGGGACCCTAAACTAGCAGGATTTCCTGACTTATATGGAAGACATAACGTTTTGGATGTACTTGAAAGCCACTTCGAGTCTAGTGCTGGCCTCTCTCTTGAGAAGGCTATACGTAGCGGTGAAAATACTGCGACGATGCACTTTGTACCAAAGGACTCTGGCGGACCTAGAGGCATTTCATGCGAACCGGTGTGGCGAATGTTTGCACAACAAGCCCTTAGAGGGCCAGTTGAACGAGCAGCCCACATCGGAAGCAATAAACGTATCAACTTCAAAGACCAGTCAGTAAATCAAAGACTGGCTCTTCAAGCGTCCCTGTCGGGTGATATGGCGACTTTGGACATGAAGGATGCGAGTGATCGCAATTCTTATGCCTTAGTAACCGAATTATTCGCAGGGACTGAAGTTCTTCCATTGATGATCGCAAGCCGCAGCAAAATTAATAGGTATAGCAATGGTGACGAAGACGTCTCTTTTCATTTGAGGCGTTTCGCTCCGATGGGTTCAGCAATGTGCTTCCCAACAGAGTCCATAGTGTTTTGGGCTCTTGCTGTTGCTACTGTCTATAATGTTCAAAATTCCACCTGCTGCGGGGGTGGTGATCCACGTGAAGAGATCTACACTTTTGGGGACGATTTAATCGTCCCTAGCGCATTTGCGAGTGTAGTGATAGACCAATTGGAGAAATTCAGTTTAATCTTCAATGTTGACAAATCTTTTGTCACAGGTCCTTTTCGTGAATCATGTGGGTGTGATGCTTTCAAGGGGGAAATTGTCACCCCTATAAAGGTGAAAGCGCTACTTCCACAATCTCTATCCGATGTTTCATCTGTTGTTGCATGGGTTGATTATTCAAACGCCTTTGCACAACAGTGGATGTGGGGTACGTCTAATTACATTCAAGATATGCTCACAGACCTTGGTCTTGTGGACAGTCCTGTTTGTAGTGAAGATGTGGGTGTTCTCAGATTCTGGAGCTATTCGGAAAAGTATCCGAAGGTTTCTATTCCTGAGCGCAACCGAGATAAAAATCTGTCAATGATTGATAAAACTACAGATGAGCTTCTGCAATCTCATTACCGCCTGCGACCCTATTTTCAAGGGGTTGCTGTTAGTGGGTGGTCCAATAAGGACCTATATTCACCCATAGACGATTTCAATGAAGGAGCAGGACTTGTACAGTGGTTTATCAACCGAGAGGGTAATGAACAGTCCTCTCGCGACATACGTGTTAAGTGGTGGAAGCCAACAGTGGCCTCCAACCTCTTGCGTGTCTCCTCTGATCAGACTGGGTTCCCCCTGCATTGGGAGTTTCCGGTTGATTTGGACGAGGTGCGGTGTACTGGTCGATACGCACGTGGTTTCTTCGCTTCTGACAGTTGCGAAGTCGACAGACGTACCAGTGATGGTACACAACATTTAAAAAGGGCACGCACAATTATCACTTGATCAGCGATAAGTTGGCGCTCTCCCTCCTCTCCTTTGAGGTGACCTAGTTGGGTTAAT